GTTGTCTGGTCAAACCTTGCCATTTGACATTAACGATAGTTTAAGTTTGCAAGTCAAAAACACATCAGCCGCTTATGTCAATATATTTGGTGGCGATATTACAGATATTACAGTTAGCGTTGGCGCAACTGGATCAAATGCAACTGTTATTGAATACACAGTTCTTGCAATGGGATCACTTGTCAAGTTAGCAAAAGAATTATATGCCGGCACAATCTCACAGGATGAGGATGGCAATCAGATTTATGACTTATTGTCTAGCGTATTACTTGGCACTTGGAATGATGTTCCAGCAGCTACAACTTGGGCAGGTTACGATGCAACTGAAACATGGGCTAATGCGCTAAATCTAGGACTTGGTGAGATAGATCAGCCGGGCTTATACACAATGGAAAACAGAGCAGCCGAAACAGATACTATCTACAACATTGCAAGCCTTATTGCTAACTCAGCATTTGGATATTTATATGAGGATAATGAAGGCAACATTGGATATGCCGATGCAGACCACAGGCAGAATTATTTGCTTACCAATGGCTATGTTGATCTAAGTGCCAATCATGCGTTAGGTCAAGGACTTAGCACCATTACAAGGTCAGGTGATATTCGTAATGATGTGTATATCAATTATGGCAATAATTTTGGATCACAGGAAACTGCAACATCGGCAAGTTCTATTGCAACTTATGGCTACAAAGCCGAAAGCATAAACTCGGTGCTTCACTCAGCTGTGGATGCTCAAGCTGTGGCAGATCGGTATATTGCTCAAAGAGCATTTCCACAACCAGCATTTCAGAGCATTACCTTCCCAATCACAAATCCAGAGATTGATAATAGTGATCGGGATAATTTGCTAGGAGTATTCATGGGGCAACCACTAAACATCCAAAACCTACCTGCTCAAATTTCATCAGGTGAGTTTGAAGGATATGTTGAAGGCTGGTCATGGAGCACAAGGTTCAACGAATTATTCCTGACAATAAACTTGTCGCCTGTGGCTTATAGCCAAGTGGCAATGCGTTGGAATACAACACCAATTATTGAGGCATGGAACACTCTAAGCCCAACATTGACATGGGAATACGCTACAATCGTATCCTGAGAATAGGACAAAATGGCAACCACTACTAATTACAGCTGGAGCACTCCAGATGATACCGCGCTGGTCAAAGATGGCGCAGCAGCAATCCGATCACTCGGAACTGCGATTGATACAACAGTATTTAACAATGCAGGTGCAGCAATTGCTAAAACTATTGTTGATGCTAAAGGCGACATTATTGCAGCAACAGCAGCTGACACAGTTAGCCGATTAGCAGTTGGTGCGAATGACACAGTTTTGACCGCTGATAGCACCGCTGGCACAGGATTAAAGTGGGCTGCATTACCGTCAGCAGGTAGTATGACTTTAATCAATACTGGTGGCACAACATTAACTGGTGCTTCAGTTTCAATAAGTTCAATTCCTGCAACTTACAAAAATTTGCAATTAGTAATTAGACTTTTTTTACCAGCAACTGATAATGCATCGCTAATTTTAAGATTTAATAATGATTCAACTGGTGTTTATTATGATACAGATACAATGGCTGTTTATGCTGCTGATGCAACGCAAACTTCAATTACCATTGGAATAAATAACGACAATTCTGTTACACAAGGTTTAACCGTTGCAAACATATATGATTATGCAAACACAACAACTTATAAACTTGCCGAATCTTTATCTTTACAAAACAATGCATCAATAACAACAAGTTTTAATTTAAGGCAGGCTAACGGATTTTGGAAAAACACAGCAGCAATCAATAGAATTGATTTATTGCCAAGTTCTGGTAATTTTACATCAGGAACAGCCTTTCTATATGGAGTACAATAAAATGACAAAACCACAAATTAAAGAGTATAACTGCGAAACTGGTATTGAAACTATCAGAGATGCTACTGCTGCCGAAATAGCACAATTCAAAATTGATGCTGCTGATGCAGAAACAAAAAAAGCCGCAGCGCAAGCAAAAGAAGCTGCTAAGGCAGCAATCCTTGATCGCATTGGTTTAACTGCTGATGAACTTAAAACGATACTTGGCTAATTATGCCAAGTCTAATTGAGATCGCTAAAGCAGAAATTGGTTATACCGAAACAGGCAACAATGATACAAAGTATGGCGATTGGTATGGCTTAAACAATCAGGCTTGGTGCGCCATGTTTGTGTCTTGGTGTTATGACAAAGCAGGACTTGGTGGCAAGGTCAGATCCCAATCTAAAAAAGGATTTGCAAGCTGTGCTCATGGTCTTAAATTTTTTGCAGAAACAAATAAGTTAATCCCAGTTGGTCAGGCTAAAGCCGGTGATATTGCATTCTTTCAATTTGACAAAGATGCTGAGCCTGATCATGTTGGCATAATCAAATTTAACAATACAGCTCTAAAGTATTTGCAGGTTATCGAAGGCAATACATCAGCAGACAAAAGTGGCAGTCAATCCAATGGTGAAGGCGTATATTTAAAGCGCAGAAGTTACTCATTGGTAATGGCTGTTGCCCGACCATAGGAGCAAAATGAAACTATCAAACAAACACAAAGCAGCAATCAAGTCATATCTAAGAGCTGTTGCAGCTAGTGGTTTAACTGTTGTGTTGGCAATTGTGGCTGACATCCGACCAGAGTATGCAATTCTGCTAGGTTCATTAGTTGCACCATTGGCTAAAGCAATTGACCCAACATCCGGTGCTGAGCATGATTATGGCGTTAATGCTAAATGACACCGAACGAATGGGTTGGATTAGCCGTTGGCGCATGCGCTATCGCAAGCAGTATATTGTTGGTTCTACGCTGGGTTATTAAATCCTATTTGCAAGAACTTAAGCCTAATGGTGGGTCAAGCATGAAGGATCAGTTGAACAGATTAGAAACGCGTGTTGATGATCTGTTTATCTTAATCAGTAAGCGATAATTTATTTATGGCGAACACACGCAAAACCACTAAACGGACTAAGATCAATAGGCGCGTAGTTCGCCACACTCCTGATCCATCAAAGATTGATGCGCATTACATTGCGTTGCATGAATGTTACAAAGCAGCTCGTAAAGCAGGATTTACACCAGAGCACGCATTCTGGTTAATGACAGAGCATAAGACTTTTCCTGATTGGGTAGTTGGTGATGGTGGCATCATTCCAAGTATCGATCCAACAGAGGATGACGATTAAGCCAAACCGCAGATATCTGGTTGTTCCAGATTTGCAAATTCCTCTGCACAATGTTGCAGCTGTGAAATCCTTAATCAAGATGGCAAAACACGAGAAGTTTGATTTTGTATTAAATTGTGGCGATGAAATGGATATGGGATCGCAGAGCCGATGGGCTAAAGGCACAAAGTTAGAATTTGCAGAAACGCTAGATGAGGAAAGATCACTAGCGCAGGACATACTTTACGACTTAGGCACGACAGACATCATTCGCAGCAATCACACAGATCGCCTATACACAACATTACTCAAAGGCGCACCATCTCTTATTGGCTTACCTGAATTGGCTTATGACAAGTTTATGGATTTTGCAAGTCTAGGCATTAAATACCATCGCAAGGCGTATGAGTTTGAAAAAGGTTTTTACCTAGCACATGGCGATGAAGGCAATATGTCCAAGCATGCTGGTATAACTGCCTTAAATCTTGCCAAGAAATGGGCTGGGAGCGTTGTTTGTGGGCATTCGCATAGGCAAGGTGCTGTGAGGCATACAACTGGCTTAAACGGGCGTTATTCAACGATTTGGGGCATAGAAGCCGGTCACCTAATGGACATGCGACAGGCTGGATATCTTAAATATAATTCAGCCGACTGGAACATGGGGTTTGTAGTTATGTCATTTGGCAAGAAAGGTCATCAAGTAGAGCTGATCCCAGTTAATCAAGATGGGTCATTTACTTACAACCGAAGGACTTATGGGGCTTGAAACAGACTATAAGCACCGCACGATTGATGACCATATCGATGATTTTGAGGATATTGGCGTTATCTAATCGTTATAAAACACGCCACAAATGATTAAGCGAAGGTCATTGCTTTAGGTCATACTTTATGCATACCACAGATGGACTGTGGATATGTTGGGAGCGACATGATAGAAACAACAACCCCGTGGTTATGGCTTTATTCCATGCTTGGGATAGTAATAGGTTATGGCATAGTAATTACAATTAAAGAAAACGCCTTTCAGTCAGGTTACTGGAAAGGTCGCAAAGACGGCTACGACATGCACCGCAGGATTACAGATACTAAGCGAGATGAAGTATTTGACTATGACAACCACAACTGAAAAGTTATTTGATAATGTCATCAAAACTATTCATGCGAGAGGTGTCAGTTATGGGCATCCAATTACAAACCACAAGAGGATTGCCGAATTGTGGAGTGCATATTTGGGTTATCCAATTCAACCAAACGAAGTTGCAATTTGTATGGCGTTGGTCAAAATCAGCCGGCAAGCTGAGGATGTATCGAAACTTGACAATTACGAGGATTGCATTGCCTACATCAGTATTGCTAAAAGCATCACAGATGCCATGCAAGACGACAGCGATGATTGGAAAGACTAATGGCATTTAACTTAGCCGATTATGAAGATGTGGCTACTCTAAACAAGTGGTTTATATCTAACTTTCCATCTGGTCGATCTGACATATCTGTAATTAGCCATGATGCAATTAATGGTTATATCTTGATCCAAGCAACTCTTTGGCGAGATAGCAAAGACACATCACCAGCAGTTAGCAATGTTGCATTTGGCGCACGCGAGAGTTATATCCAAAACATGAAAAAGTTTTATGTTGAGGATACAGCGACAAGCGCATTAGGTAGAGCAATAATTCTACTAAAAGGATCTGACAAAACTGCTACAAAGGATGACATGAGGAAAGTCGATGAGTTTGTTCCTAAGTATTCTGCTGCTGGTTCTCGTGCTCGTGCTATGGAGCAAGCACTTTATATTGTTGATCAGAAAGAAAAGAATGCGGAAACGACAGACCCACAAGCTGTTGTCTGGAGCGTTGGTGATGTTGTGGATGCAATCGGATCAACAAAACCAAAAGCGCAAGAATGCAAACATGGAGCAATGATATTAAAGGAAGGAACTGCCAAAACTGGTAAGCCATATTATGGCTATGTATGCAGCGCACCAAAAGGTGAGCAATGCAATGCTAAGTGGGCAGTTACAGCTGCTAATGGCAGTTGGTTTTTTAGAGAGGAGGAATAAATGGGATATGTTGAAATAATAGATGGCAGTCATTACCTTGCCCGCCTAGAAAACGACAAGGTAACGATTGAACCAACAATGGATCGATGTGTAAGCTGTAATGACGACAGATTATTACATGATGGTCAGTATTTGGTTTGCAGCCAATGTAATTGCAGGCAGTAGTATATGCCAATTTATGATGAAAATGGCGTTAGACAGCGCGAAGCAAAAGAGTGGCGTGATGAGTGGATTAGCGAACGCCATCGAACTTGGGGCTATCAATTGCCAGCCACAGACATTGACTTTATGTTGCTTGAATACTCAGGCAGC